TCATACTGGGCATCCTCGTCCATCACATCGAATCCGGCCCAGTGCGCGTAGTCGCGGTCATCATTTTCATTTGAATAGCTCATTAGTTTCTCCTTTGCCGGTTACCCGGCGTCACTCTGGTAGTAACCCAAGCAGGTTCGCATCGAGCAGGTCCGCATAGCGCAGGTTCGCACCGAGCAGGTCCGCACCGCTCAGGTCCGCGCCGCTCAGGTTCGCATAGCGCAGGTCCGCACCGCGCAGGTTCGCATCGCTCAGGTCCGCACCGCTCAGGTCCGCATAGCGCAGGTTCGCATCGTGCAGGTTCGCACCGCTCAGGTCCGCATAGCGCAGGATCGCACCGAGCAGGTTCGCACCGCTCAGGTCCGCATAGCGCAGGTCCGCACCGCTCAGGTCCGCACCGCTCAGGTCCGCATAGCGCAGGTCCGCACCGCTCAGGTTCGCACGATCTCCCTCCCCTCGCTCCATCCACTGGCGATGAGAATCGAGCACCCGAGCCAAATCTATCGTCGTGTCCATAGCACCTTCCTTTTACCGGGCTTGTGACCGGCTTGCCGCATTACCGCCGGCTACCCGGCGTCACTCTGCGCTAGAACAATTGTTCAACGACCCGCGCATTGACAAGGAGCAATTCGCCCTGGTCTGGGCACGGATGTCCAACCGTGCAGTCCCCAACCACGATATACGCGTGGTGCCAATTGCACGATGTAGGATTGATATTGATGGCAACATTCGGGTCCCATGCAGATGTTCCGCGCAACGTGGGGAGGTTGTCATACTCAGGTGATCCGAATTCCGGATAATCCCGGTCGTCTTCGCGGTCGCTGTTGTCCTTGCTGTGCCCCAACTCATATCCAGCCGATAACTGACGGTCATCTCCACGGACTGCCCAAATGTCGCCACTTTCCGCAGCAGTTTCGATCAGCTTCTCAATTCGAGCTCTGATTTCGCAGTCTGTCATTTTGTCTCCCTCGGTGCTACCCGCACCATCTGTATATATAATATACCCACTGCGCACGGTTTGTCAACAGATGATGTTGATTGTTTTACGATTTTCGGCGATATTTCGCGAATGGGTGAGAAAGAGCGGCGAATCATTGACCAAATCCTCCTCGACGAGCCATCCGATACCCGGCTGTTCCGGATCAATGCCGGGCAAGGATGGGTCGGCGATGTCCGGAGCACGAGGGGAGGCATCAGCATCCGGAATCCCCGCGTGCTCCATGCAGCTCCCGAGGGCTGGCCTGACCTCTGCGGATGGCAGTCTATTACGATAACTCCTGATATGGTAGGTCAGACTGTGGCCGTGTTTGTTGCGGTCGAGGCGAAAACTCCGGGAGTACCTGTTTCGCGGGGTCAACGGTCGTTTCTGGCGACATTGCGCCGGATGGGCGCGCGGGTGTCAGTTGTGACCGAACAGAGCGCGGAACCCGATCCTCCGGGCAAAACACGTGCGCGCCGTCGACCTCGTAGGTGATGATCATCTGATCCTCTCCCTGTCCATCCGGTCCAGCTCCTCGATGATAAACGCTGCAGCGCGAATGAGATTTGACCTCCGGTCACTCGGCCTCCAGTCGGAATCCCCGAACGGCCACGCGATTAATCGCTCTGCGTAGTCGTCCGAATACAGGTAGCAGGCGGCCGCATCGATCAGTTCCCCGTCCACCAATTTGTCGATTGATTCCCGCGGAACTCGCCGCGTGTCTGATATCATTTTCAGATATTCGCTTGACACATCGATTAAACTCTGGAATTCGTAATTCATACCAATAGCTCCTATTGTTTCGATTCTGATTTCTCCGCTCCCTCGCGGATACCATCGCGTATCTGTTTGCGTTTCCACCACGCCCAGCCTGGCTTGTACTCTTTCTGCCGCGCGATCTCGTGCAACAATGGGACATTCACGATGCCGGCGGCTCTCGGCATGAGCCGCCAATACACCCACATCGGAGCATACCCGAGTTCGTCCGCTATCTGCAGGAGCGCGCCGACCGGCCCCGATTCGATGTGCGTCGGATCGGCCTCCGCAGCATGGATAAACTCGGCGGTCGCGGTCGCTATCCGTTTTTCGATTGCCGAACGCTCATCTGGCGGGTAATCTCGCAGGGCCGCTTTCGCCGTGCGCTCAACCAATGGGGCATCGATCACCTCCAATGATCCGCGCGGATTGAGCGCAGCGTTCGGATCGAGTTTGCATCCCCGCGCGCACCCCGGATCGTCGCAGTACATATAGTCCCTCGCCGGACATAGTCTGATCGGAGCGCCGATCTTTTCGCGCTTGCGCACCTCGCGGCCTTCGAAGTTCCAGGTTATGTTTTCCAGGTAGAAAAGCGGAACTCCGGGAGCCAATGGTTCTGAGTGCTCCTCAACCAGGTTCGCATGGTCAAAGAATAGTGCTTCCTCTTTCCCTGGAAATGGACGGAGAAGGCGTCCCACCTTCTGGAAATATAGAGCACGAGACAGAGTCGGCCGAATACTCGCCCCATACTCCACGCGAGGGACGTCCAGCCCGTACGTCGCAATCTCGCAATTTGTAAGACCATCGATTTCTCCTTTGCGCAATGCCTCGATCAGAGCTTTCCGCCGTTCCTGCGGCATGTTTCCTTCAATACAAAAAAACAGGAACCCGGCCTGTGTGAATCGTTCTGCGGTCTCGTATGCGGACTTTACCGACCGAGTGAAAATGAGGGCGGGTTTTCCTTTGTGATAATCGGTATTCGAGCGAGCCGTCGGCTGATCCGGGAAGGACCTCCCAGAATGGTTGATAGTTCCATATTTCTGATAGTAATTGACCACATCCCCGTAAATCTTCCTTTTCTCCAGGAGCGCCTCAAGTTCGTGAGCATCATATTCGGTTCCTTTTCGATGAACTTTATCCAGCCCCTCAATTGGCGGCGCGAAATATCTAAGAGGAGAAAGGAAACCCACCCTTGTGAGCTCAGGAATGCTCGGTCCATACACAATACCTCCGTAGATATCTGACAGCCCTCGGCCGTCGAGGCGCTCAGGAGTCGCGGTCATGCCGATCACTCGGCACCGTTCCGGCAGGTGTTCGATGATTTTCAGTTGCGCATCGTAATACAGATGAGCCTCATCGAAAATGATGAGATCCGGCCAATTCTTGATCCGGTCGAGTCGGCGTAAAAGTGTGTCCTTTGATACAACATGCACGCGATACGCTCGGGATTCCTCGCGTCCGGCGGATATGAACCCGTGCGGTACGCCCCACTTGGCGAAATGCTCCGAGCCCTGCATGAGTAGCTCGTTCCTCGGGACCACGAACCATACCCGAAACTCCCGCGAGAACGCGGCGCGGGTGATCTCAGCGACGACCGGCGTTTTCCCCGCACCGGTCGGTAGCTGGATCAGGCACGACCGGGAACTTCGCAGTATCTCGCGCGCGCCGTCGACAAGCGATAATTGGTAGTCACGGAGCGGCATGCTCGGCCTCCTGCGCTGGTGATTGCATAATGTTGGAATTGCTCATGTCAAAAAGCATACCTTGCGACTCAATTTCTGATACCTCGGAGGGGTCAACGGTGCCGTGCTCGATTCGGTTCCGAGCCATTTCTGCATAGGCTGGATTGAGCTCGATACCGAAGTCCCGCAATCCCCAATACGGCGGAGAAGTCACCACGCAATGCACGGACTCGTCCGGTATTTCGCGCAGACGGTCGAGCACGTCACCGACCAATATCACGTTTCGCAGGCTCATATCGGAATCTCCTCTCGTGACGTCGCGCTTGCCGATATCACCATGCATCGGACGTTGCGCACGTTTTTGTTGCGCTCGATACAGGATGGATGGCGCATGAGCACTTTTGCGTACCCTCGCTGTCCCCAGACGCGCTCAAGCTGCGGATTGTGAATCGCTATCGCAAGCGTCCCTTCCCGCGTGAGCCGCAACCCGTAGTTCTCGAGTGTAGTTTTGTAGTACCTCCTGTCATCACCTGATACCGGGGCTGGCATGAGCTCATCCTCATCGGCCACGTCAAGCAGTCGGTCGACGATTTTCCCGATCCGAACACGCTCCGATGGTTTACCAGAAACCTGAACAACCTCGTCCATGAGACGCGACAACATCCCGTCCGCTTCATCCTCCTGTTCCTCTGGTGCTTTCTGGTCGTACACGGATGCAAGCCACGTCCGAAGCGTGTCATCACTCGCGCGCTCTCCTTTCCATACGAGCCAGAATGTCGCCCAGAGTATCGCCTCTTGCAGCGCGTAGCGTGAGTCCATGAGCGTCGCCTCGCCCACGAAATCACTTATCCGCTCGGCCTCAGCGATGATCTCAGGAAGCAATTTCCACGTCGCAACCCGAACACCGGCACAATTTACATCGGTAAATGCATCTTTTATCGAGTCGCGGATCGCATGCCAATTGTTCTCAGGTCGCACGAGATCGACAGTAAACAGTCGATTTGCATCCGCGAGTTTCCCGACGTTCGGCGATATCGCGTTGAATAGGAACATCGAGCGCGTCAGAAACTCGATCGGTTTACCGGAAGTTGAGCCCTTGCCGATCAATGGTGCATCGTCCGATGTCGACTGTCGCATGAGCGAGAGAATCCCCTCCATCCGGTGCCGGTCAGTCTCATCGGCGCCCTCGGCCTCATCGATCACGACCGGGAGCGCATCAAGCCCGAGTTTCTGCCTGATATACGCATCCGTCGCGCCACCTGATACCGCGAGCGGAAGCGCGAGTTTCCGCACGATCATACTCAATATGGTAGATTTCCCCGATTTAGACGGACCTGTAACAAAGCCAGCCGGCCGCCACGGGAGTGCGCCGCAGAATGGGGCAAGAGCTGACCACGCTAAAAGCCGGGCCGCATCCGCTTTTGTCTCGAAACTGAGCATGCCCGCAGCGCGGAGCATTTGTTGTCGCACAGAATCGCCTGCAGGATTCGACTCCAATCCCAAATCCAGACGGCTTTTTTTCTGATAGATTCGCGTCGGGTCGGGGGTCCCGTAGGTCTCCTGGCCGTCGTGGTAACAGATACTCCCATCACGTTCCCTCCACGCACCGCGTCCCCGGATCACCGAAAGATCAAAACTCCGCGCACTTGACTCACGCACTATCCAGTTTGTCGCATCATCCCATTGCACGTGGCCTTTGTGGCCAAACTCGCGATACCAGAACGAGTTGAGATCTCCCAATTGCAAAAGCTGACCTTTCGTGATTCCCGAGGGCCTGAACGATTGCAATCTACTATAGTCATCGAGAAAATAGGCAAGCCCGTCGTCGGCCACCCCGAGGATGCGAAACGGAACGTGTTTCGGGTTCGCGCCGTTCCGAGTTTTCTCCACGTTGTCCGGGGATGTTTCAGGCCGGTCACCGCGTGATTTTGAGCGCGCACGCTTGTATATTTCATCCAGAAACTCAGGACGCACGTTTTCTTTTTTCGCAAGTTCGGCGCGCGAGAACTCATATTCCGGTCGGGACAATCGGGACAGCTCGCCGATGAGAACAGGCAATCGGTTTTTTTTCTGTTCGGCCTTGGCCGCCTGCGCGTTTTTGCGCTGCATGACCGCGGCTGTTTCGTAAGCTTCGGCCTGTTGTCGCTCGGATTCGCTCATCGTGACCATCGCGGTGCGACTGAATGCGAGGGTATGGCAGTTGTCGCAGTACCTGCCGTCCGGCACATCGTGGCCGATGATTGACCCGCAGGACGGGCACGCGGTTCGGACCGATGACGGTGATTTAGACATGGGGCACCTCGTGCATGACAGCTGTTACCGCTTCGATTCCGGACGCCACGGATAGGTATTTCAATTATCGCCCGCGTGCATGTACACGCTCGTACTGATCGCATCGGCAAGCGGTCCGACGCGGCTTGAGCACCATCTGGAGTATGCATCGACTACGCATTTCGGCACTTCTCCGCGGGATGGGGCGAGCGCCTCGCGGATTCTTGAATCATGGACTATGATATGTGATGGTCCTGCGGCGTGAGAGTGACCGCACACCGGGCATTTTTCTGTTATCGTGTAACAGCCGAACGAAAAGCAGCGCAACGTTGATTCGGGCATAGGAGACCTCGTTTTAGATTGTCAGATTGAAAACGCTTAGAAAATATCCATTTCACCCTGTTCTGACGATTCCGCAGTCTCGCGCTTTTCGCTCATGGTCTCAGCGAGCGCTTCCGCACTTGTCCCGCGCTCGGGTTTCGGTGCGACCTGATCAACGGGAGCGTCTGGGATATCCTCGGCGTAGAACTCGGCCTGTATCTCGTCCTCCGGGTCAGTGTCACGAAAAAAACCGGAACTCTCTGCCTCGCGTTCCGCCTTGTTGACATCGTATCCGAGTTCAAGGCGCGACCGTTTTTCCTCGAGTGCGAGTTTACGCAGTCCGTGGATTTCCTCCCCGTCAAGAACGACTGTCGCATATGCGATGGTCCCATGATCCTCTGTGGTTTTTTTCACGATGACGAGTTTCAGCGGCATTCCCTGGAGGATTCCGCCCGTGTTTTCGGCGAAGAACTGCAACGCGCCGAGGATGGACGAAACCCCGTTCAATGAGTGTGTCCGGTATTTGTAGACTCCCCCGAGATCCCCGGACTGCGGGAGAAATGCCGATAGAATCCCGGTCACCTTGCACTTGCCGGCAACAGCGATTGGGCAGGTTTCATAATCGCATTTGACCGTATGGATGTCGGCGCCCTTGATATCAAGTTTATCGCCCTTGACCGTCACATTACCTCGGCGCTCGGCTGTTTCACCGTCACCTGCGCAGATTTTCTTTCCGCCGTGGTACGCCTGAAACTGGGTGAAAAAGTTTTTGTCGATGCTGTCGAACGGAAGCCTGATTTTCAATTCCCGTGGTTTTTCTCCGAGCATGGCCTCGAGTTCCTTGTTGCGAATCAGGTTGCCTGTTTTAGGGTCGCGCTCGGTAGTTGTGATCATGAAATAGTCAAGTTTTTTTGGCGGCTGGAACTCGGTCCCGTTTTTGGATTTGACCATTTCGCCTTTAAAACCGGTTTTGATTTTCCCGACCTCGGCGAGTTTTACGCGCAATCCGTTTTTTATTGCCATATTCATTTTCCCCTGTTCGAAAGACGGTCGGCCCACAGGCAGCCGACCAGAGGCACTACTTCGCGGCCTTTTTGGGGGCACGAACCGTTTCAACTGACACGAGGCTGATGCCCGCATCGGCTCTCCAAAGAAGCGGGCCTTTTCCGAGCGAGCCGAGATACCGGTTTTTCGACTGGAAGAGCTTCGACATCGGACCGTCGTACTGTAGGACAATCTGCACCATTTCTGCACCTCCGAATACAATTTCTGTGCCCGTACGGGCATCGTGGACCGGGGCGGGAATGATCCGCCTGCCTGTGCATCGCGTCGGGATGTTCCTACCCGCATTACAAGGCCATTCCAAACCGGCCCGATTTGCCGGTCTTTCCCGGCTGTCAGTTACGCTATCACTCCCTTTCCGCTCTCACGCGGAAACCTGTACGTGGATTGTATTGCCCGAGTTTATCGCCTCGGCTGTTGCGTAAAACCAACTTTTCTTTCGACTCATCGTCAAGTATCGCATCGCCCACCCGGCCGCGAAGTGCGGACAAGAGCGTCACCTTCAATTCGTCGCAGCGCTTGCCCCATTTCCCGGACGCAGAAATCTCCGCGTGCAAATCCCGGTACTCGGTCAACCAGCGCTCTTCCTGGTCGGTTAAGAGGATAGTTCCCACCGGTTCGGGAAACGCGCGGCGAATGTCCTCGTAGCGGGTGATGTCCGGTTCCTCGTCGCCGAGAATGTACCTGTTCCAGAAATCGGCGTACCCGTCGACGAGCAGTTTTTGCAGGTCTCGATTCGCCGCGATCGGGTATTGATGGAAATTGCCGAGCTCAGCCAACACCCGGCCCCATGTTTCGACACGCTCATACCATGAATTCGAGCTCTTGAAATTGCAAACCCACCATCGCCTGCTGTCGTCCTGGTGCACTTCAATTCCCGTCTTCTCCCAGTTGTCCGGTGAATCGGGAAAAACGAGCGCACTCACGATATCGAGTTCGGCACCGGTGCATAGCATTTGATGCTGACACTGTATCTGGTAGGTTCGCGGCACATGGTCAGTTCCCGGCTCGCCCCACATCGAGCGAAACGCCCACGCGGATGTCGTTTTGCCCTCGTGGAGCGTCTTGGGGGATGGTACGAACCTGTCGAAATAAACTCCATCGACGTGACAGGTGATGTATCCGATATCGCCTCCTGCGGAGATACCGACGTGGTCGTTGTATGAAAACAGTTTTTCTCTATCGACTATTTTCACTTCCCGCGCCGCCTCGGAGAGCCCCACAATCGCGTCCTCGAACGCCGTGCCCCAGCGGAGCGCGGCGCTGTCGGGTTCAGGAGGAGCGATCATGCCGTGCGCCGCGTTCCATCCGGGTTCTCGCTCTTCGCGGATCCGCTGCCACACCTCGAACACCGTCTGATAGTCCGACTCCCCCAGAACCGCAGCGCCACGGCTTGCACTGATCCTGACTGGTTTACTGCCCATGGTTTACCGCCATATTTTCAGGCATCCAATGGGCCGTGAAACACGGGTAGTAACCGTGAAAGTCCTCGGTTCCAATATTTGCGATTGGTTTACCGCTCAGCATGTCAGTGAGGGTGAGTATTTCGTTATACCCATCGTCATCCATCGTCGCAACGACTCGCACATTCGGAAGTCTTGTTTCGGCGGTGAATTGATCAACAGCAATTTCCGCCATCGACGACCGGTAACCATCTTCCTCGTCCTCGATAGCGGTATATACATGGCCGTCGAGCTCGAACGAAAAGTAGTTTTCACAACTCCCCGGCAACGTTCCCTCTCCGATACCGGTAAGGACATGCTCACCGACTAAATCTTTCAGTTCCATTATTTCCTCCATCTCCGCTTTGGCGGCTCAGGTTCCCGGTGCTCGGAGCGGTCCTCGCATTTGGCAAGATCCATCTTGAGCACCTCGATTTTCCTGCGCAGGGCCATGTTGTTTGACAGCTCTGTATTGAGCGATTTGGTAAACGCCGCAATCGTTTCGTCGTGGCCGACATAGACAAATCGGTCGGCCCTAGGAGTGCCGAAAAGGATCTGATCCACCGATTCAAAATAGATTTTTTCCTGATTCTTCGACGCCGCCACGAGTTCCATGTACTCGTCAAGCGGAATTGTCACCGTTCGTTCACTTTTCATTTATCGCCTCCAATAGAGACCGAAATGCCGATAGCCGGTCTGCCCAGGTCGCGTACCGAAATGACAAAACACGTTCGGTTTTCGTGGAAATTAAGAGGTACCAATAGTGCCAGCCGTTTTCGGCGGCTCGGTCCCAGCTTTCGATGCCAACTATTTCTTCGAGGACTATCGCGTGACAATCGCCTAAATCGTATGCTCTCATTGTTTCGTATCCTCCATAATCGATGTCGCGTATTCCTGCGAACTCGCGGGGTATATTCCACGGTCAACCAATCCAGGGCCTGCGTTGTACGCGACCAAGGTTAGCCACCAATCACGATACCGATCGTGCAGCCACGATAGGTACCGGATTCCGATTCGCACTGATTCAAACGGATTGAATAGGTCAAACGCAATCCGGCCGTTGAACATGTCGGCAAACCACTTCAGGTACCGAACCTGCAGTTGCATGAGCCCGACGCTCGCCCCATCGTCACCTATTGCCATCACGTCCCAAGAGGACTCATGCGCTATCACGTATTCAGCGATTGCAAACGGCACATTGTGCGCACGGCACTCGGATGCAATCACCGTGTCAATCTGCGACCACGCCGATACGGGTGACGCCGACAGTAGCAGAAAAAGAATATAGCGATACAACCTCGGTCACCGACTGTTTCTGATCACAGCGTCGATGTTATCGCGCTCTGGGACGCTGGCGTTCGGGTCATGAAAATGACGCTCACAATACAGGTGACCGCCTGATTCTCCGATATGATGCAGACACATCGGAAGCGGTCGCTCCGAGCACCATCGCCACGGTAGGTCAGGGTTATGCGAACATATATAGCCTGTCATGATCTCGGCAGGTTCGCCGCACACGATGCAGAGGTTTTTTGCAATCCGTCGTCGCAGCCTGTCGGACTGGACCGCACCGATTATGACGAACGCGAAAATCAATCCCACGGTAACCGCAAAAACTGACACGCCGAACCATCCGACGATACTCGCAAAAAGCATCATTTGAGCGCCTCCCTGATCATTTCGACATTGCGCAGCTGGCGGCCGCGCGCCTTGGATTTCATTTCCTCGAGCATTTCAATCGCCCGGTTTCGCATGTCATCGGACATCGCGTGCGCGCCCTCGATGTGGTCACGCATCCTCCACAATAGATCGACTCTGCCGGACGAAAGTGTTTTTGTTTTCGCCGACCAGATCCAGTCGGTGAGGATCCGCGACAGCTCGCGGGAATTGTCAACGCTCATTTTTTACCGCCGAATAGGTGACGATACTCGTTATTTCGCCGGCAGTGTTCGTGTAGTACCGGCGCCGTGCGAACACGACAGATGATGCATAGATTTTCGGCTCGCACCCAAGGAGCGTTGCGATTGCGATCAGTTTTTCCCGGTCGGTAGCGCCGACCGCGCGTATTTCCTGTGCGGCGGTCATTTGTCTGTGTCCTTATCCTTGAGCAGATTTCCGAGCTCGACGAGCGATTTTTCCAGTTTGTTGAGAGCCCAGACAATGGCAATTGCGGAAAGAAGGCATATCGATGCGCTCACGATAAAGATGATTTCGTTCGCGGTCATTTCTCCGCCTCCGGTCGCTTGTGAACGGCGACGATGGTACCTGAATTGTTTTTATAACCAACCTCTGGAGATATGCTCCATGGCGTAACCAAACCGGAATCGTACTCGGCTGCCCACCCGAAGTATTCATCGATCAAATCCCAGGCGATAAACGTCGGCAGGTGCTCGCAGTGAAGCCACGCCGTCTGATATAACAGCGCCGAGTTTCCGCTTACTATCCACTGACCGTTCCGTAGCTCAACGAAAAAACCCATGAATTTGTACTTCTCGTCATCCCACGTTATCACCGGTTCCCCGCGTCGGAATGGGCGTTCCCGTATAGCTTTCTCGGCCATACCCGCAAGTGCTTTGTCGATCCGCGCAATGGTGGCCGCAGCCTCATCGCGCAGTTTTTTCAGTTCGTTCGCATCCATCATGCTCTACCTCCTGCGCTCGACATCCGAATCAGTGGCAACAATCGACGGGTCAACCTGCGTACCGCCGAGCCGTACCCGATCGATTTCGGCCCGGTACGGCTCATAGACTGCTGACAGGATTTCCATCAACCGAGTTGTTTTTGTCCCGTACCCACGGATCGAAACATCGTTTTCGAGGTAGTCAATGAACCGCCTGGGAATGTCAACGTGAAGGTGTCCGACTTCGGAATTCTTGTTTTTCATGCCTTCACCATATCACGGCCAATGCTCTACGTCAACAAAAATCGTAAAAAATAACGCTATTTCGGCGTTTTTTTCACCGATGAAAATCAGCTTCAAAAGCGCATCGAACCGTCATTTCCGCACTTTTCGCGTAACTTTGTAGCAATTTCGTATCAATTATCTCCAATACCCTGTAGGGGTATAGGTCCATAAATCATTGTAGGATAACGACTTGAATCCCCCTATAAGACATACATATACATTACATTACATTACATATATATATATATATTATATAGTTATCTTATATGGGGGTTAGATCAGGTGTTTCTAAGAGGCTGTTGGGTGGCGGGAAAATGGTAATCTCGTGTTTTAGCGCTAAGAATCGTGCAACTATTGATGGTATAAATACTTGCAAGGATCATCATTCGAGAAAAAAGCTTACTCGTTACATGTAAGTTGAAAATGCGAGTATACGCTGACGAACTGTCGCACATATGCTATAGAGAAGACATGAAAAACGATAGATTTTCGGTTTATGACACAGACGGGGAAATCGGAGAGCTTGTTCGAGGGATTCAGATTGCGCTTCAGGTCGACCGCAGGCGAAAATACACGCACGCCCAGATCATTCGGGACGCGCTTCAAAAACTCGCAATTTCCATGATCAATGAGGGCATCGATGTCGAGCGGTTTGCCGCGGTCAATCGTGACATGGCGGCCGAACCGTGGTAGGATGTCTCCATGTCAGAACTCGGAAAAATTAACGGCCAATTCCTGAAACTCGATATGACCGAGTTTCGAAAACTCGAGCAGTATTTTCGCGAGTTTCCAAAAGGTGCGCGACAGGCCACATCCATCATGCTCAACAATCTCGGGTTTGCCGCACGACAGGAAATGCCCGATGTTCTGCGAGATCATGGATTCATCGTCCGCAATCCGAAGTTCACCGTATCTCGAATGCGAGTCCAGAAAACAACGGCCAAACCGATTCAGGATCAGCGCGTCATTATCGGGTCAGTCGAAACAAAAGGCAAAGGCGGATCAATCACCCATGATGGATGGCGCAGTCTGCAGACAGGTCGTCCAACGCCGAAAGATCGCAATCGAGTCACAACGCTATTGTCTCGCGGCGGTGACAAAGCCAATAAGGTACGCGCAAAGTCACGTCTCAAACCTGCAATTGATTATCCAAATCCCGGTGCATTCGATGATGCACGTGGACGCACAATCGGCAACCGAATACAGGCAATGATTCGTGAGGTTGCTTCTGGAATGTACGACACTGGCAAAATGTTCGTGTTGCCCAAAGGACAATCCGGACGCATGTCACCTGGATTATACAAGGTTGTTCGTGGAAAGAAATCCATTCGTGGCAAAGTATATCCGAAGATACAAATTGTACAACGATTCGACAGACCACCACATGCACGACGATATGCATGGATACAAGAGCTCATCAAGCGCACGCTACAACGCACTGACTACAGGGCCGCATGGTCAGATGCCATGCAACGTGTCGAAGATCGCGCCAAACATAATTCCTAAGGTACTGTGACAGCATGGTGAAATCATAGCGCGTCATGTCGCGACGTGCTTTTGTTTTCACGTGCGGGTCACGCCGTTAACGTTAACGGGCCGGTTAACCCGCGACGTTGACACCTGAGCGCTCGGTCGGGTACATTCCGACGCAATGACACTGGCTGATTTCGCGCGAAAATCAAACGTGAGTCGCGCAGCAATAACACAACTGATCAAGCGCGGACGCCTGCGGAAAAATGCGGACGGCGGAATCGACGAGGACGATGAGCTTGCCCGCGAGTACATCACGACGGTCAAGCGACAGCGTCGTCAAGCGCTCCGAAAAAAGGAGCGAGAATCACCGAAGCGGGAAGTACCGGCAAAGGTCACTCCCAAAAAACCTGCCGTCAAAACTGCACGCGAGCGCAGGGTCGACAACTCCGATGAGACCGAAGGCGAGTCATTCACCGAGGCAGAACGTCGAGACAAGATAGCTGCGGCGAATCTCAAAGAGCAAAAACTTGCCATTACCCGCGGGGAACTGTTGCCGCGGGATCAGGTGAAACTCATCCTGTCCCGGGTATATGCCGTGCATCGCGCGCAATTGAAAACGCTCAGCGAGCGGATGGGACCGGAGATTGCCGCGGTGCTCGGTGCGGAGGATCGGGCTCTTGTTGTGCAATCGATGATCGACGAGGACACGACGAAAGTTCTCGAGCAAATCAAATCCGATCTGTATGCCTACCTCGAATCAATCGGAGACGGTGAGGAATTGCGCGGGGGTGATATGTGATCACCTCCGACATGAGATTCTGGCGCCAAATGATCGACCTCATGCCGCTTGACTCGCCGCCGAACCTCATCAGCGAGTACGTGCAGGGCAGACGCATCATGCCGACCGATACCCCGTTCCCCGGATATTGGAACAATCGACGTACTCCATACCTGGTCGAGATCATGGACGACCTGTCACCGTATTCCCCGATACAGATTTCGGTGACAATGAAAAGCCGCAAGCTCGGTGTTACTGCCGCCGCGGAAAACGTATGCGCATACTGGATGGATGCGAGTCCGACGCGCGTTGAATATGTGACCGCGACCGCAGATCTTGCCGAGGACTGGGCAACGAAACGGCTTGAGCCGGTTATCGACTCACTCGGGTTCCGGCACAAGATGATCGCGAGCATCAACAATCCGAAATCTCGGAGAACTGGGGACAAGATTTTTTCGAAACAGTTCATCGGCGGTTCACTCAACATCATAAGCGCGGGGTCGATGCTCGCGCGCAGGTCCGGTGATATCCGGGTGCTCCTCGTCGATGAGATAGACGGTGTCCCGATGCTCACGACGACCGGTGAGGGGAACTGGCTGGAAATCCTTCTTGGCCATCAAGTGAGCTGGGGAGCGCGAAAAAAGGCGATGCTCTTTTCATCACCCGCGACTCTTGAATCATCGAACATAAACCGAATGTACGAACTCGGAGACTGCAGGAAGTTCCTCGTGCCGTGTCCGTATTGCGGATCGGAGCAGGAATTGGTTGACGACCAGGAGAATCATGGGCTGAAGGCCGACTTCGAAGCGGGAGTTTTCAAACGCGCCTATTACCTGTGTGAGCGATGCCACGACGCGATATTCAACCACCAAAAAACCCAGATGCTTGCAGGAGGCCACTGGGAACCAACGAAGCAATCTACCGATCCAGTGATCCGGTCCCGTCAGATAAGCGCGCTTTACTCGCCGGTCGGTATGCTCGCATGGGATGAGTATTACCGCAAGCGCCTCGCCGCCGAAGGTGATCCGGAATCAACGCGGAGTTTCCAAACGCTATGGCGCGGGGTGCCGTACCTCGAAACAGGAGGCCGTCCGCAACTACGAAACGTGATCGAGTTGCGCGGGGAGTATTCGGAGCGAACGATTCCGGATGGCGTCCTGTACCTCACGGCCGGGATAGACGTTCAGCGCGGCAAGGAAAAAGACGATGCGTTCGGGGCGAGACTCGAAATGGAAGTGGTCGGCCATGGCATCGGGCACAGAACATGGTCGATCCTGTACCGCAGGTTTGACGGAGAGGTTGAATCGCCTCTTGCCGGCGCATGGGATTTGCTCACGCAATTCGCGGCCGATGGCGGCCTATCATTCAAGCGCCGAGACGGAAGTTCTATATCGGTCGAAATCATTTTTATCGACTCAGGCGATGGATTTGTCACAGACACTGTATATGCATTCTGCGCGGGATGGCATGGAGCATATCCGATCAAGGGATTCGGAAAAATCCTCGACAAATCAAAAGCGGAGAAGTACGGCGACCGGGCGGCCGGAACCGGAGTTCCGTATCGACCGAAACAGCTTGAAAACGGGCAGGTGATCTACGAGGTCGGAACGAACTACTACAAAACGGCACTGTACAACAGGCTCAACATCAGGCGCAGGATTCCCGGTCCGCAGGATCCGGGATTCTGTGATTTCCCATTCGACCGACCCGATCCGTATTTCGCAGGTCTTATCTCCGAGGAAAAACGGTCCGATGGCAGTTTTCACAAAGTAGTGTCGCGGAACGAGCCCTTGGACTGCCGGGTATATGCATTGTGCGCAGGCGACGTATATCTCGCGGGAATCAGAGCGCAAATGCAGGCCGCGGCAAAACAGCAGGGTGCGAGTCCGGCGCAGTTATCGCAGATCACGACACTGACTGCGATCCAGTGGCTGGAATCGACAAGATCACGAAAATAGTGTTGCATTTCTGTGCGTTGTCGCATATATTACGCGCATGAGCGATACCTCGATTCCGAGTGATCCGGTAACAGTAGGTCCTCTCACAAATCTACCCACTACCACCTACCAGCTGTACCAGAGTCTGTATACCTACTACACGTCAATCGTCACAAATCTTCAGGTGCAGTTGACCGCGCGAACCCTCGACCAGCCGATCAACGCATACTCATTCAACGCCGGCGAGGGCTCGCAGTCAACCACGAGAATGACGATAAAAGAGCTCGGCGCAGCTCTCACATGGGCAGTTGAGCAGCAGTTGTATTACTACCGCAAAATGCATGGCCGCGGACTCATGACAATGGGATTGAGGCGCCGATGATAAAAACCGAGGACGTGTTCGGGATCGATTTCAGTAAAACTCCGAAAGAAATCAAGGTCGAGTTTCTCGGAGGAATCCCGGTTGCACGGATTCCGTATGACACGATATCAAATCGAGATTTCGGCGACCTTGCCCGAGCTGTAGTTGATCTCGGATGGCGGCATGGAGCGCGTGGAGCAACCGTGAGCGTCAGGCTTAATCCTCAGACGCGGGCGATGGAACTTATCATACAGGTAACCTATGGCACGCCGTAGCCTGTTGGAACTCCTCCGCCGGCGTCCTCAGACGGTGGAACAGGCCAATGCGGAGATAACCGCCGACTACTACGATTCTGTCTCGAGGATCATGCGAAAAAAAGCGCGGCTTGTTTCGCAGGTCGATAATCCTGCGCCGACTGCATCAACCAATCAGGCGCCAATGGTATGGGGCGGTTGGGCTCGGTCGTCCGGTGACAAATATCCGGGTGGCCTGTCGAAATCGATCGGCGGCCGCATCTGGAACCACTGGATTCTGCGCAACCAGGCGCGCGACATCATCGAGGACTCACCACACGCCTATACGCTCGTGCACCGAAAAGCCGATACGGTGGTTGACTCCGGGTTGCACCTTGAGCCATCGCCGAACGCGCAAGTGCTCGGGCTCACGCTCGAGGAAACGACTGAGTGGGCGGTGAATGTCGCCGAATCGTTTGAGCTCTGGGCAACGTCGAAAAAACAGCATCGCGCCGAAAAATACAACTGGCATTCCACGCTTCATCAACTGGAGGTCGCCGAAACCCGCGAGAACGATATTTTCCTGCGGCTATATTATTCGCAGGCGACGGACCTCCTTAATCCGCTGCAGTACGAAATCATCGATCCGAATCAACTACGGGGCGACGCGCTGACTGTCACAAATATCATGAGCCTCAAATACCCTGACGGAATAGTGCGCGACGGTCGCGGCCGGGAGACGAAATATCTCGTCTGGACGATCGGAAACGATCCGACCCCGGGCAAATACTACGCGGTTGAGATCCCGAGAATCGGCGAGAAATCAGGCCGAGTGATCATGATCCATGCATTCAAGCCAGAGTATGCCGGCCAACAGCGCGGCTATTCGCAATTCGGGATCTCGGTGCAGGAGTTCGAGGAGGTCGAGGACTACATCCTATCGACCGTCAAAAAAGCAATCAATCAATCGCAAATGGTTGGGATCGTCACGAATAATCAGGCGATGCCGACGAACATTTTCGAGACGATAGGCGCAACGCCTGCCGGGCCGAACCAGCAATCGCAGTTCGGCGGAACTCCGGTGTCCGGAGGCGTCGCTGTTTCTGGATCAATCGATGCAGGATCCTCTGTGCGGATTACTCCGATGGAGGAAGCAAGCCTCAACGTTCCAGGCTCGATGCTCATCACATCTGCCGCGCAGGGTGATAAACTCGAATTTCTGCAGAACACATCACCAACTCCCGATTTCGAGTCGTTTGTTGACGCGGTGATCGGTCCGCTTGTGAATGCGCACGGAATGTCGATGGAGATGTTCAAAATCAAGTTCGACTCCTCGTATTCTGCGGCGCGCGGCGCACTTGCGGTCCTCTGGCGACTGATCGAAATGGAACGGACTTGGCTTGACCACAATGTCGTATCGACCGTGTATGAAATGTGGCTGTCCGGGGAGATCGCGGCCGGCCGCGTATCGTGTCCGGGGTGGAGTGATCCGAGATTGCGGGCGGCGTGGTGCGCTCACACACTGATCGGAACTCCTCCGATTCAGATTGACCCGACAAAAGAGGCGGATGCCGCGATGAAATTCCTGCAGGTGTCGGCGACGAACGTTCGTCGTGTCGCGCGGGAGCACAACGGGTCGAGCTATGAACAGAATGCGGAGATAAACCGGAAAGCGTTCCCCGATATGCCCATCCCGCCATACGAAAACAAACAGGCGCAGGCGGCCCCGATCACGCTTCAGAATGCCGAGGAATCGCAACCTGCGCCAACTGATCAGAAAACGATATTGAAAAATGTAAACGGCAGTCGGCCGTCTCAATTAAAACCGGTACAACCTGTGAGGCGATAAATGGCTGAGCATCGGGAACCTCCTGAGACGCAAAAAGAGCGACTCGACCAACTGTGGCACGCGATGATAGGGACAAACGGCCACGGGATGATTACCATGTTCAATGAGTTTCGAAAAGAGATGAACGAGTTCATGAAGGAGTCGCGCGAGTTTCAGACCGCGCTTGCGCATAGGCTCGTTCAGCTCGAATCGTCGGTATGGACACGCGATGCCCATGACAAATGGGAAGCCGGCCACGATGCGGAACAGGACCAGTACCGACGGGACATCGTTGACAAATGGGAGAGGCGGAAAATGTCGGCGCGCGAGTGGCTCATGCTGTTACTCACGCTTGTTCTTGCAATCGCAACCGCAGGGGCGTGGCTCAAATGAAACGATTATCGGAAAATGAATCGTGGATCACAAACTCAGGCTCATGGGTGATTCTTGTGATCGCAACATTTCTCGGTATCGTGTCGACTGAATCGCTTGTCGACTGGAAAGAAGCGCTGCGATACGATTGGCTCACTGCGGCGCGTCTCGTGTTCGCTCTCGGGCTTGCGATCGGTGTTGTGTACCATGACAGTAGGCGCGGAATGGGTGATCCGATAAACAGGATCCGCAAGCGAGTGCGCCTTCCGCAGCGTGTCGTCGGCATGTACTCGGCTGGGTGTGCGGTCGTGATCATCCCGCTTTCGGCGTGGAAACTGGTATCGCTCATCGCGCAGGTGGTCGTAAAATGATCAGGCAGGATGATTCCCGTTTTTCGGAGAACCCGAATATCAAAGAGTTTGCATGCGTCCTTTTCCAGTATCTGTACCTCGGAAACAAACTCGCGGCATTCAGCCTGGGAATCCCAGAGATAAAAGCGCTCATCGATATTTTCCAGCAAAAGGGTTTCCTGTCCCAGGAAATGGACGTGAATGAACCCGATCAGATACTTTCCTACATGGGAGTGGATGCGGAACCTGTTCGTGCGGAATCCGCCAACTACATTTTCGCTCCCGGTGAATACGGGTTCCGGATGTGGTCGTACACGGATGCAACCGGCAAACTGTGGTCACACGCGATCGGTGACGACGGGAACGGGCATCAGACCTATGATCCGCTCGGGCGGTCGCATTGCGGCAGGCTCGGGAAACCGACTGACTGCCGAGTTTTCAAATTGAGAGGTGCGGTATGAGCGATGTTCCAAAAAAGCCGAACAAGTTCGTCGAGTTCATCCACGATGTCGTGACCGACTTCCGTCAGATGTTCGTTGATCAGTCAAACGTGGTCGATGACAAACGGGTAGCGGGGCTTGCTCTTGTAGTGTCAGGTGTTCTTTACATCTGGACGCGCAAAGCTCCGCTTCAGTACATGGATTACGGCCAAATCGTTCTCGGTCTCGTATCACTCGGCGTGTCGGTACTGAGTGACAAACTGTCGCTCTCGACTCTGCCGAGCCAGGGGGCGTGATGTGCCGAAAAACTGGAAAATGTATATTCTCGCATTCGGTATCGGGATTGCGTGTTCTGTTGCCGTTTTTGAGTTTGTCATTGTTCCTCATGCTGTTTCCGGTATCGGGCGTGAGCTCGCAGCAGCCAAGTCCTCTTTGGTCGACTCTAAAACTCAGTATCGACAGCTTTCCGAAACAAATAGCGGACTACAATCAAAGCTTGCAGACACAGTTAGATTCGCTGAACAGCAAGCTAACGAGCTCACAACTCTCCGTAACAAACTTGCTCAAGGGCAACAAGACGTTGCAGGACTCCAACAAACAGTTACTGCAGCAGGCGGAGACATCGAGAGTCGCATTAGAGCGATTGCAGATGGATTTGACAAACTCTACGACATCTATAACCCGAGCACAATCGGACCTCGCCGTAATTGAGGCGCAGAATCGTTTTTTGAAAATCAGTCTGTCGGTTGTAGTCGGCGGCCTTTCGGCGTATCTGGCCGGCCACTACATTTTCCGAATCTGGTAGGAGTGTTACATGGCACGATACAGTGTGGGATTTTCGACCGGGATCACGGCATCGCAGGCGGTCCTTGAGATAATCGGTTCCGGACAGAAAGCGCGACTCATGGAAATTGGCCTCACGATTCAGGGCGCGACGCTCACCCGGGTAGGCCTCGGGTATTCAGGGTCAATCGGGGTAACACCAACCGGCGGGGCAACGCTTTTGACCGAGGGCGCGGAGTCTGCGGCAACCGGTGTTTCGTTTGCGACCGCATGGGGAACGGCCCCAGCGGCTCCGACGAACGGCTACTATTACCGGAAAGCGACAATCCCCGCATCTCAGGCATTCCCGACAATCTGGAGATTTCCGGAAGGGCTCGCGCTACTCCCCGCAACATCACTTGCGCTTTTCCTACTCGCGACAGGCTCTCTCATCGACGGATGGATTGTGATCGAGGAATGACGGGAATGATCGGCGCCGATGATATCAGGGAGTTGAGGACATCACTCGGCCTATCACGCGCGGAGTTTGCTCGGTCCATCGGCGTTGCTCCCCGGACAGTGGAGTTCTGGGAGCAATCGCGCGGCATTCCGTCCCGTACTTCTGAGTCTGTGATCATGGAAATCGCACAGACTACGGAAAAACTCCGTACTGTACAAAATTGATCCGCTCTCGTATATTCTGCCTAACATGCACAAATTGTATGCGTGGGAAGAACAAAACCTCATAGCCTACCTCACAACGGTTGAATCCGCGACACCGGAAGAGCTGAAACTCGCTGCTCAGATGTTCGGTGATTCTGAACCGGACGACGACATAGATGACATCTACAATGAGGACGACGATGGAGCGCACATCAAGGTCGCGGGGCCGCTGACTCAAGCAGGTCCTCCGCCGATTGCGCGCCTTCTCGGTTTTTCCGGTACTTCCTATGCTGGCATTCGAGCGGCGATCGACAAGGCGCGAGCTTCATCGAAAGACAATGTGACAATGCACTTTTCCTCACCAGGCGGCGAGGTCATGGGCGTCGATCAGACGTGGCAGGCCATCCGGTCACTCGGGCAGCAAAAAAAGGTGACCGCACGAGTTGAGGGTATGTGCGCGTCTGCCGCTTATTACCTCGCCTCAGCCTGTGACAACATCGCGGCTACAAGCCCAGGTGATGAAATCGGGAGCATCGGTGTGAAAATGGTCGCCGTCGTTCCCGGTCCCGAAGGTCAGAAATACGAGAAACAGGTGCAGATCATATCGAAAAACGCACCGAACAAGAGCGACGATCCCTCCGAAAAGGCCGGCCGCACTTCGATGCAGTCGCGAGTCGATGCCTCAGAGCGCGTTTTCATGTCGCGGGTTGCCGAAGGTCGCGGAGTGTCGATTGACACCGTCCGTGAGAAGTTCGGCCGTGGTGGCCTCATGCTCGCCGAGGACCCGGACCCCGGCGAAGACGACGCGCTATCGGTCGGAATGATCGACAAGGTAGTTCCGTTCGGGGCTCAGTCGGGACCGGCTGCACCGGATGACATGTCGCGCAAAATGCCGGGCCGAATGCCTGGAATGAACTCCGAGGCCGATGAGCACACACTTTTTGCCGGAGCGTCCGGGAAGTCCGATTTCGATATCGTTGACAAACCGTGGGATGTGACGGCCGCCAATAAACGATGGCGCGAAAAATCCGGGTCTGACAAGGAACCCAGTGCATCCTATAAAGACGGCTTTTTCTGGTACGACGCAAAGGACGCGAAGAACTTCGGCGCATACAAGCTGCAGTTCGTCGACGTGGTAGACGGGAAAGCGGTTGCGATTCGCCGAGCGGTGTTTGCCTGTAACGGGGCAATGTCGGGTGCGCGCGGAGGCGTGCAGATTCCCGGAGGCGACAAGAAATCCGTGCAATCTCGTATCGACGGATACATAAACAAGATCAAGAAAATGGACGATGAGTCCACAAAGAAAAAAGGTTCCGCGACTGCGGACAAGGAGAAACGCATGACCCTGAAAGAGTTTCTCGAGGGAAACCCGGAAGCGCAGGCGGAACTCGGGACAATGATCGCCGATGCAAAAACGCAGGCGCGAGCATCTGTATACGGTGATTCAAAGCGTGTGCTTCCGATCATCGCATCGGCCGCATACCCTGAGAAGGTCAAGGCGATCGGCATGAAAGTGCTCGCCGGTGACGCGACAGTGGATTCGTTCGAGATGGCCGCGTCCATGTTCGACATGCTCAAAGAGGCACAGGCTACCACTACGGTTGTCAAAGAGCAGCCCGACGACACGCCGGCAACCATGGTTACCGATGATGAGGTCCTCTACCAGAAGGCCGCATCGCTCAAGATCAACATCGCTCGCGTGCAGATGTTCGTCGAGGGGTGGAATAAGGATCCGAGCCACGCAAAAGAGCAGCGCGACCTGAAAGCGACGCTCAAAGCTGAGATCGAGTATCAGGAACAGCTCGTTCGTGATATGGCCGTCATCGGGAACGGGAGGCAGTAAAAATGGCAGGAGCACTGCAGAACTCGATTGTCAATAAGGATTTTCCGCTTATCCTCTCCGAGGACGCGAAGGTCCTTCCGTTCGAAACGCTGTTGACTGACGCCTCGCGAACGGTCGTCATGTACTCGGGAACTCTGCTGGGGCAGGTTGCCGCATCAAAAAAGTGGGTCCCGTGGACGACGGTCACCGCGACAGACGGAAGTTCAATTCCGCTTGGAATATACGTCGGGCCGGATGTGACAGCGGCAGCGCTTGCGGCAGGGGACGTGACAAACGCTCCCATCCTCGTTGGGGATGCTGTCATCGACACGAATCTGATTGTGTTCGACAAGGGATCAACGGGCGCAGGGACCGCGCTCACACTCGATACGGTTTTCACCGACAACGCAGCGGGTTCCGGAACGGCTACTCCGTATTTCGTTGTTCGAGCGGAGGTGATTCTCAACCTGAAGGGAATCTTTGTCACCGGGACTCAGGCCGCAGACCTGCCGGAGAATTAGGAGTAAATTATGGCATACAGTACACCCGGAGTATTTGACGTATTTGCCCGCGTCCTCGCAGGAGGATTCCGCGAGTCGAATTACGTCAGACTCTACACGGCAGGACAGGCGATGTTCGGACGACCGGGGACAGGATCGTTCACGGTGTTCTCTCCGAACGCGAACGCGCTTGACATCGAAATTGTACGCGCGAATCAGAAACTGGCCGCGCTCAAACCTCGTGGAATGGTCGGACGATTCGTTGGTCCCGGCAACCACGATGTGCAGGTGAACCAGGGAACGATGTTCTCGCGCGCCTATCCGCTCATCGAAGAGGAGTTCAACCTCGGCGCCGACCAGCTCAACTTCCGTGTCATCGGTTCAGAGGGTCCCTACGACAATCTAACCGAGGCCGACCGCCTGCGAATCCTCGCCCGATACGGGTACATGGAACTTGTGCGGCGCATGGTGCGTCTGCAGGAAGTGCTTGCGTGGCAGTCGCTCCTCCTCGGAGTGCAGAGCTACCAGTCGACCGCAGACACGACCGTCAATATCTACGATTGGCGGCGCAACAGTGCGAACACCGTCACCCCGTCGCACGGGTGGGGAAACCCATTGGGCGTTCCGCTCACTGATCTTGACTCGATCTGCGATCAGCTTCTTTTTGCCGGAAAGGTGATGCCGAACTTCGCCGTGTTTGGTGGAACGGTCATGAACTATTTCCTCGCAAACCCGCAGATCACCACAGTCTACGCCAACAAACTGTATTTCCAACTTCTGAGATTCGGGCTCGACCAGAAGCCGGATCCGCAGTACGATTACCTCGTCGAGGCCGGACTCAAGCCGTGGGGAGTCATGATGACCCCGAAGGGATACGAGCTTGTGATTTTCACCTATCCGTACATGTACGACTCGGCGACGCTCGACGGAACGCAGACGAAGGCAAAGTTCTTCGACGACACCAAAGTGCTTGTCGGGTCAACCGAATCACGGAATGACCGGTATTTCGGACCTCCGGAGCGCCTGCCGCTCACCGCGATTGAGGCGTCGGAGATGATGGAGAGGTTCGCGTTTAACCCCGCAACTCCGATCCTTCCGCCGAATATCGAGGGCGACAGCCAGACCGTGCTCCCGCAGATGTTCTATACCGACGCATACAGTTCGAACGACCGGAAACACCTGACGATGCGCATGCAGGGCGCACCGGTGTTCCCGACGACTCAGACTGACGCTTGGGCTACTCTCGTCGTAGGTACCACGAGCTAATGGTCGGGTCGATCGCGATCCGATGGGTCGCGCGCGGCGTGCTCACAGATCGTGGGCATGTCGTGGCGCATCCTGGGGAAATTGTATACGTTGATTCATTCACGGCTGAAAAGCACGTGAGCGCGGGAAACGCGGAGTATGTGAGGCGGTAAATGGCGGCTATCAATACCTATGGCGGTGCAGGCGGATATGGTAGTGACAGATGGTATACGGATGCATGCCCTGTGTGCACAAAAACCCATGTACTGTATTCTCTCGCACAGGCAAACGGATGGTATCGCTGTTACGCTGCGGGAATGCCGGGGACTCCCGTGCAGACCGCGGTTGCCGCCGACACTCCGGTAACATCGGCAGTCAGAGCGCTGATCGCGGCAGGGTCCGTGGTCGGTAGCTAACTCGAGGAGAGGTGAGAAATGTCAGATCAGACGAATCAGAAACCGAAAGCATTTCGATGGCTCGGGCCGGGAGTGCTTCACATCCATCACAAATCAGGGGAAGTCGTGGTAGTTCCGCCGGGCGGGAAACCGTCTATTGTGCGAAAGGTCGAAAACTTGATCGCACTTGGCGCCGAACGAATCGAGCACCTGATCAAAGCAGGGTATGCCGAAGAGCTGAAAATTGTTGACGGCATCATGGAGGCCATGCGTCCGTCGGTTGGAACCATGACCGAGGATGAGTTAGCCGCAGCGCAGACGCAGGCGCAGGAAACAGCGGACGCAGAGAAAGCGCTTTCCGCACAGGCGCGCCCGGTCACTGACCAGTCTGGAAACGCGGTCCAGCAAACGTTGACTGACGCTCCGGGACCCGGCCAGCGCGCCGTATCAGAGCAGACTGTTCTTCGTCCCGGCGCAGGTCCGAGGTAGCACGACATGAAAATACCCGAGGGCGTCACATTCCACCATCCATCCGGCCGCGTGTATCGGGCAGGGGATGAAGTGGAGCGTGATCATGAACGACTACTTGCCGATCACGTGAAACAGGTTCCTCCTGCATCACAGTCTAGGCCTGCTGTCACGCAGGAAAAAAGCGAATGAACAACGCCCGTCACATGGTCGAAGCTGATCTTGCCACACTCCTTGAAGGGGATTTTGCATCAGTTAATACAAAAGGTGTCGGAATGATCACGCTCATTGACCCTGACGGGTTGAGACATCCTGGAATCAAGGGGCGAATTGATTACGACTACGTGAGTATGACGTCTCAGGGGGAGACGATTGCGGTTCATGAACCGGTTGTGGTCGTGAGAAAATCGTCGCTCCCGCGGGTCCCGAAACCCGGCGAACGATGGTTTATCCAGATGCCGACCGGACCGCAGCCGACTGATCCGTTGTATACGTTCAAACTCAATACCGCGCGACCTGTCGACGGTGGGGAGACAATCGGGTTCCTTAAGATGTATCCAAAGAGGGCTGACCAGGAATGATGGCATTTCGGACAATCGACAAAGCGCTCACCGATCTCCTCATTGCAAACGCGAATGGTGCGTTTCACGTGGAGACCGCGCAGCGACGTGCGCTTGATGCTGACTACATCAAAGCGCATCCGATTGTCACCGTGTTCTACGAGCAGGGCAATTTCCAGAAAGGATCAGGCGGCCCTATTTTCTCAATGCATGACATGACGTTTCGTATTGAGGTAATGGTAGCGCAATCTGCGACCGTGGACCTGCGAACGCTCAATGATCCGAATGCGACATCACAACAGATTGCATCGGCAATCGCTGCATCAACCAGCGCGACAGTAAATGCAGACGACCTCTTGGACCAGACGCTCGAAAATGTGTATCAGATCATACGAGATCCGCGCAATTACGATCTCGGGCTTCCGGTTGGTACCGTGTCATCCCCGTGGGTTGGGGCGTTCCAAAAAGACAATCCGTTGCACCAAGGGGAGCTTGTCGTACTTGCAGGGTCTTGGTCGTTCACGTGTCGCGCAACTGAAGTTACCAAGGGCGCAACTCCGGTTACGCTTGCGACCGTCGACACGAGCATAAACGTTACCGCAGACCAGAGCGGATCGACCTACGATAGCGCCAAACAGGGCGCGGAGGTAAATCAATAATGGCATTCAATTCGAGTTCCCTCGCGGCCGGCGTTGGCGCAGGCGTTCAGAACGTTCCCCGCGGAGTCTCAGGCTCAGATGTTCCGCGAAACATCGTAATCGTAGGGACATACCTCTCGAGCATTTCCGGAATTACGAACGAGACAATCTACGGCCCGTATACCGGTGCAACCGCGATCGGCGCCGTTTTCGGGTTCGGCTCGATGATTCACAGGCTCGCGCTGGCCGCATTCCAGTCGAATACGGGTGCGACAGTCTGGGTAGTCCCTCAGGCCGAGACAGTCGGCGCGGCCACTGCGACCTCTGCGTCTGTGGTAGTGACAGGGCCGGCGACGGCCGCCGGAACACTCGCTGTCTACATCGATGTGCTCGGGAGCTACGGACGATATGCGATTTCGGTCGCATCCGGTGACTCGGTAACGACCATCGGAGACGCACTCGCGGCGGCAATCAATGCTGATTCATCGTCGCCCGTTACCGCAGTTGACACAACCGGATCGGTTGCGCTCACCGCGAAATCCAAGGGTCCATGGGGCAACTCGATTCCGGTTGCGGTCAACATTGTCCACGGTGATGCGCTCCCGGCGGGAGTTGGTGTCACGGTTACCGCGCTCACAGGCGGCACCGGGGTTCCAGTTATCGCGAATGCGCTCAATGCCCTGGGGACCGGCTCGAATGCGAATAACCTGCCGAACAACCAGTGGATGACTGACCTCGTGCACGGGTATCTCGGTAGCTCTACCGCGATGGCGACGACGGCTCAGGACCAGACGACTCTCACCGCAATCTCGACCTACAACGGCCTCGCTGGAACAAACCCGCCGACCGGGTGCTATGCGCATATCGTCGGTCGACCGTTCCGCTGCATCAACGGGGACAACACAAACTCGGCAACGGTTCCGTCGGCGCTCGTGACGCTTGCAACCACAAACGATGAGGACCGCACCGACGGCCTCTTGTGTCTCGGCGGATCGAGAACCCATCCGTGCGAAATCGCTGCGGTTGCATCCGGTGTCGTCGAGTCTGTGACCGCGCAGGTAGCGGCAAAAACGTATGTCAACCAGATCCTCATCGGCGTCGAGCCAGGTCCCGGCGCACAGTGGAATCAGGACTACGACAACCGCGACACGGCCGTGAAGGCGGGACTCTCGCCGGCCCTTGTGGTTGGCGGATATGCGGTGCTTCAGAACGTGGTCACATTCTACACCTCAAACACGAGTGTCCCGAGCGTGAGTAACGGGTATCGTGAGTTCGTGAATCTCGCGAAAATCCAGAACATTATTGCCGATACGATATCGACATTCAAAAACGCAAAGTGGTCCGGGTGCACGATTGTGCAGGATTCGGCAGTGGTTACCGATCCTGACGCTCGGCAGATCGTGCGATCGGTCGATGACGTGATAGATGAGCTCATCGCTCGCGTGAAATACTGGGCATCGAAAGCGTGGCTTTACAACACGGCGGAGACAATCGCTGCGCTTCAGGTTCCCGGAGCGGTTACGGTTCGGCCTGCAGGCGACGGATTCACGAACGTGATTCCGACCGTGTTCTCAGGCATGGCGAACATCATCGATACGACAATACAGTTTGACATTTCGGTCGCGGGACTGTGAGGAGTGACACATGGCTGACGTAACGCTTTCGGCGAAGTTCGCGGACGGTACCATTCTCCGCGCGACCGGGTGGATTGATATTGAGAACTGGACGAACCAGGATTCGAAACTGACGTTGTCGATGCATTCGAGGGACAACACGTGGGCAGTATTCTACGGGTCCGGGGACGTGTCAGGATCGCCGCGGGCAATCGCTGTTGCAGGTGTCACCTACAATGTACTGAGCGATGATGACATGACGTACAATCCTGCCGGCTACAAAAATGAGGCTGTCATGACATCCG